AACTTTCCGTTTGTCTTTTTCTGTATCTTGGATAACTGTGTCTCAAACATCTTCTTTGGAAGTGAGTGTAAGTCATCCATAGTTATATTCATTAGATTCGCATCAATACGTTCTGCAATACGTTCTTCTGCCATCTCCATTGTGATGTACAGAACATTCTTACCTTGCATTAGTGTTGACGCAGCAACATGACACATGAACAACGACTTACCAACACCAGTTCCAGCAAGTGCGATATTCAATGTCTTTTGTGGTAATCCACCTTTTGTAATCTTGTTGAAATAATCTAGGTCAAACTCAATCTTCTCTTCTTTCTTGTGATAGAAGTCGAAACGGTCTGAACCATCTTCAACATAGTCGTGACCAATATTAGTATCAAACGATACTGCAAGTGCCTCAGATAGAATGGATGGGATTGCTTCTGGTGTTCTCTCCTTATCCTTTCCATCAATAATTCCTATTCCTTCAACAACCGCATTGTAGATTGCTTTGTCCTTACAGAACTTTTCTGTGGTGTCAAGTAACCATTGCGTGTCAACATCCGTCTTTTCCAGTGAACCAATAATGTCCACAATCTTTTTATACTCATCATCGTTGACATCCTTTCGATTGTCTAGTTCGATAGTGAGGGCTTCCTGTGTCGGAATTGCATTGTACTTTTCAGTAAACTTCGTAATCTCTTCAAAGATTACACGTTCATTCTTGTCTGAATAATATTCTGGTTTGATAAATGGGATTACCTTTCGTGCGTAATCCTCATCCCAAATCAGATTAGTTAATGTTGTTCTCTCTATCGTCTGCATCGACATATTGTAAACTACCCTCGTTTAATTGTTCATCCATAATGTGGTGTAAGATATCACCAGCAAGTTCAAAAAAATCATCACCAAAAAAGTCTTTTGGTAAGTCATTAGAATCTAACATATCCCATTCAAAATGTAAAGTAGCTTTGTCAGATTCTTTATCCTCTGAAATACTAACTTTACCATAGCGATATACAACACCTTGGTACTTTCCTGCTTTTTCAGTCAGTCCAATACCTGTCCATTTCTGGTCTTTGTTTTCTACATATTTGAAGTAATCGCTCATGTCCTTCATTAGATGATGACCTTACCTTGTGCTGGAACTGCAAGACCTGTTACTGCCTCTGTGTATGCAGCACTAAATTCTGGATTAGTTTCTGTTACGATAACAACTCCACCAGCATAAAACATTCCCTGTTTTGGATTTTCTGTACCTGTCATACAGATACCCCTTGCGAAACCCACTTTACCGTCTGGGGTATTTACCAACATTCTTGGATTCTCAAGTGTAATGTTTCCATTATTCTCATGCATGAATTTTCCAATATACTCACCAGCAAGTGTTACTAGTGATACTACTTTACCGTTTACCATAATTTCTCCTTAAACATAATGAAGGTAACTTCCAATTATATATTTGGATTCGTCACCTGTTACTTTTCTTCCAGCATGAAGATGTGTCCACATTGGTGGAAACATTAACATCCGTCCTGCTTTTGGTGTCACAGAAATATCCCTCTGGGGGAAATCTGTTTCACCACCTTCTGGTTCATTGAGGTATAGAAAAAATACCAAGAACCGTCTTGCAGATGCATAGTTTCCTACATCTACATGGTCATGAAATTCATCAACACCATTTGGTTCGTATCTTTTCATGCGATACATCTCATAGGCGTATTGTTCTGGAAACATCTTGTTAGTTACATCACACTCTTCCATGTATCTGTCGATACAACTGTTGAAAGCGTACTGCAAGTTATCTTGATATGGTTTCCAGTTCTTATACTGTTGTAATGTAATTTGAGTGAAAGAACGATGACCCTTTAATGTTTGTTTGTCAAACTGGTTTTCGTTCTTTTCAAACTCCTCAATCATGTGTTCACACATGAGTTTTGGAATCACATCATCATAGACACGAATGTAGTTTTCATTCAGATTCTTGAACTGCATTATCATTTTCCACTTCTTGATGATTACCATACTTGAATTCTTTCTGGGCAAATTCGTCAAGTTGACGCATTACATCCTCAGTGAAGAACTTTTCTGGTTGATTATTGATTGTCTTACCGAATGTCTTTGTACCATCTGGTAATTCAATACGAGTGGAAATTGATTTAAAGATTCCTGCCTTGAGAGCAAGTTCAAGTAGACCGTAGTACCTATCTAATCCACGTTCATACATCAGACGAACATCGACTACCTTGTTTTCGATAGTCAAACGTGACTTCTGGTTCTTACAGTGAATGATATTACCTACAACCTCAGTACCGTCTTTTTCTTTCTTCTTTGAAAGATACACGATTGAAGATGCGGCATACTTCAGACCAGAACCACCACCCATTTCTTTTGTTGGGAACATAGACCCCACAACGTCATATGTGTGATTGGTTACAATCATTGGTACTTTCGCCTTACCAAGTTTTAGAGTAAGTACTCTAAACGCAGCCTTCAGAACTTGAGCCCGTGTCATATCTCTGGTTTCTTTACCCTCAGCAGTGTCATCTACTTCTTTCGTAGTTGATAACATACCAAGTGAATCGAGACACAACATAATAGGTTGTTTGTCTGCTTCATCTTGTTTTAGGTAATCATCCAGTACACGAATTGCCTGTGTTCTAAACTCTTGGACAGTTGTTACAGGTAAAATGACCATTCTGTTTGGGTCAATACCTCTGTCAATAACCATTTGTTTTGTGATTGCACTTTCTGATTCAAAGTACAAAACACCAGCGTTTGGATTTGCATCCAAGAACGACTTCACCATTCCCATTACAAAAAATGTTTTACCTGTTGCCGATTCACCAGCAACCGCAGTAATTTTATTTGCCGGTAGTCCACCATAAATCGAACCACTCAACAACGCATTGAAGATGTAAGAACCAGTGTCGATAAAGTTATCAACATCTCCTGCTTCTACACCATCAGATACAAGTGCGGCATATTCATTGCCTGCCGTCTTTGCAATATTCTTCAAAAAGTCCATAGTTATATATCACCATCCTTTCGATTTTCGGAGAGATACGCATCAAAACCGCCTGGGTATCTTGACTCCAACTTTTCGATATTTGTTTCAATCACATCATCCATAGTAATATCTAGTGCGATACACGCTTGTGCTATGTACCACATAATATCACCCAACTCACGTTTTGCATGGAATTGGGCATCTTCATCAAAGGGTTTACCTTGGAAAAAACACTTCTTAACAATCTCTGCAAACTCACCACCCTCAGCAGTGATACCGATTGCAGCAGTAAGAATGCGTTCTGGTTGCACACCCTGTTCTTCAATAATCTCGCACGATTCAGTAAAGTAGTCAGCATCCTTAGATGCATCACTTGTCACCTCATCTACGAATTCCGTATACTTTCTAAAATCGACAGTCATAATTTATCCTCTATTATTTTCCAGTATCATACCAAATAAGTTACTGTTTGTCAAGTCACTTTTGATTCTTTTATTGCACAATTTGTAATACTCTTCATTTATCTCACTTCCAAGATAATTCCTATCAATCTCTAGAGCTGCAATCGCAGTAGTACCACTTCCCATAAATGGGTCATATACTACATCATTCTCATTTGTGTGGTTCTCTATCATCATGCGACAAACTAGTGGACTCATACCATACTTAAATCCATCTACTATAGTTGACCTTTCATCTAATATTACATCCACCATGTGTGGGTTTTTTAATTTAAATGGTTTCTTTGCAAAGGTGAGTATATGCATATAATTCATACGAAACATATTTACTTTATATGACTTAACCCATATATTTGTTTTCCTTAAAAACCAACCGTTCTTTTCAAATACACTAATTACCTTTATGTGTTTTGGATATATTTTGCCGTCACCCTTTCTATCAGTGGTGCAAACAGTAACTAGATTATTTGTGGGTTTCAATAGTGATATCCAACTATCTAAAAATTCTTCCCATTCATTTGTATGTGCCGATATACCTAGTTCTGCATAGTCTGGTGGAGATGTAAGTACATAATCATACTTGATGTCTCTTTTTAAAGTATCAATACAACTTTCTAAATGTATCATGAAAAGAAACTTTCCAGAGTATTTCTTCTTTTGTGTCTAAAGAGGTCTTTGTTAGAGTTTTTAGAGAAGCACCAGACGTTTTCAATATATATCTTGTTCATATATTCATCCATTGCATTCTTGTCAAAGTTTCCATTTTCATCAGAGAAAACACTTTTCCCTTGTGGACGTTGCATAATTCTCATACCAACTTGACCAATAAAGTTTGGACGCAACATATCCACCAGTTCATCACCAGAACGATACCTCTTACCTTTAATTTTTGGGTCAAGAATATTTACCATCATTACACCACCCTCACGCAGTGAGTTGAAACTATTTTGTGCAACTGGAAGATAAAACTCATCTCTCCACGCTTCATATTCATTGAACTTTGCCCATGATTGGTCTTCTTCATGTTCACCACCTTCATTGTATCTTTCTGTTGAAAAATATGGTGGTGAAGTAAATGCACAGTCAACATCTTTGATTTCATCCCAAGGAAGATTCTCTGCACCACAACGATAAATCTGTACAGTCTTTTTGTTGCCTGTCAATGATTGATAAAATTCAATCATCTTGTGGTATCTTTTAAACGTATTTGGATTTGGGTCACAACCAATATAGTGTGTTGCATTGGAGGCAAAGAATGCAGTTAGTCTATCACCCCAACCCATAGATGTGTCCAGTACAGTTTTCGCATCAGTCATTTCGTAAACTGTTTTTGCAACAATAGGTTTGAACTGCGTTGCAATGTAAGTACCAAGACGAAACGCCATGATGTATGTACGACCTGTCAATTCTTGATTATCATTCACACCACGAAAGATAGGCCCGAATGCACCCCAAAGATTATCACCATCATTCCATCTTTCTACAGGCGCTTTGTAACCATAAGAACCACACGCCATTCTAAGGTCATTCATAAATGAATCTGCACAGTAATTAAACTTAGGTGGTGCATCAATTAAACCAAGTCCATATTCACTATATGGATATTTGTAATCATCATACTTTTCAATAACTCTATCGTTTTCCGTTACCGAAAGATAATCAGTAAAATCTGCCTTCTCTAGTTTACGAAAGTTGGTAACCACCTTCTCTTTATTAAATTCTGCAAGAGGAAATGGGGGTTTTTCATTTGTAATATATTCGGCAAGAACCTTACGAAACTCTTCTTTTCCAAATTTTTCAATTGTGTTTAGAAACTGATTTGTTCTCATAACAGGTAAACCTGTATGGTCAGTACTATTTCTTAGTAGTTCGTATAGTTCGCTCATGTAAAAAAGTCCTCAAGTGTTGTTTGTGTACCGAATGATTTGTCAATCATCCAACCGATATTGTCAGTGATGAAGGTCAAGGGTTCAACAAACGCCTTTTCATATTGTGTATCATAGTCAATATACTTGTGAATGTCAAGTTCTTTTGGAACTTTCGTCATGAACGAAATAACATTCGCACCTAATGGATTTGGTTGTCGTAGTTGAATGAACTTGATTTTGTCACCTTCTTGAATATAAGGATATTTAGCATTCAAGTTTCTTTCACTTATCATATGATTGTAAATGAGTGAACCCTTAATATGCATGGGTGTTCCTTTACGATAGATAGATGCACTATCACGAAACTTCTTTAGTCCATTGACAGAACGAGGATATGCAATCTCCTCAACAGGTAAGTTGATAAACTCCTTACGAAAGTCTTGGATGAAAGTGTTAAGTTCTTTCTCATCACCAGACATGATTATCTTCAATGCTTCCTTAATCTTCTCACGACATGGTGCAGGCGTTGAAGACTTGACAGCCTCGATACCCATAATCTTGAGAGATGGTTCTTTGTAACGAACACCTTCCACATCCCATGCGTTGAGAATATATCTTTTCTTTGCAGTCCAGATTCCTTTGTCTGCAATCACTTCACGTTTCATGAACATCTTCTGGTCATATGCATGAACATAGTCAGCAAGTTGTTTGTACGACTTGTCGATAAACGGTTCAATCTTTTCGTTTGCAATCGTGTCAAGGAAGTCAATCGGATTGTTTGGTTTTACTTTGTCAATCAACGCATCAAATGTAACATAGATTGAATCTGTGTCAGATGCAATAACATAGTCTGTGTCTGTACCCAACAGTTTGTTGAGGTATTGATTAATCTTTTTCTCAATCCAACGAATAGACAACTGACCAGCTTTAGTAATACCTTCTGCAATCGCAAGGTCATAGTATCTGAAGTATTGATTACCAATCGCACCATAAGCAGAGTTTAGTGAAATCTTTCTTGCCATCTGGATGTTATTATAACGACTGATAAACTTTTGATACTTGGGGTCTTTGGTATCTTCAAAGTCTTGTTTTGCTTTCAACATCTTTTTCTTGAAAACAGTACGGTCATCGTAAATCTCTTGCATCATCTCTGGAAGGAAACCCTTCTTGTCTTTGCGATACAAAGCACCATTTGGTGTGATAGTACATCTGTCTGGAATATCAATCGGTGTTTCTTGAAGCATATTATCTACAGTCAATTTCATGTAATCACCTGTGACAAGTGTTTCAGGCGACATATTGTATTGCATAATCAAGTGTGGATACAGTGAGTTCAAGTCAAATGACATTACCCACTTGTGTTGTCCAACCTGTGGTTCTTTGACATATGCACCTTCATACTTGTCAGACTTTGATTGACTTGACTTTTGAGGAATAACAACTTTCTTCTTCTTGAGATAATTGTGAATTAGAACATCCCAATACTTCACCTGTCCAAATACATCCTCATAGTTCACCTTCGCTTCATAGGCCATAGTGAACAACAACTCCAACAGTTTCATCTTGTCTTCCAGACGGTCAACAAGTTCAACGTCAACAATGTTGTAGTCAATAAATGATTGATAGTCTTTTGTGTACCAATCACGAAAAGTGTCATATGGGTTTTCGTTTTTCTTTGCACCAAGTTCGACTGAAGCAATATGGTCAAGTCGATATGATTCTTGTCTTGTGTATGTAAACTTCTGATATAGTTGTAGATAGTCGAGGTTTGCAACACCTTGGATATCATAGACCTGTTGTGGTCTACCATGACTATAAACAGAACGTGATGACACATTACCCCAAGGTGAAAACTCTTTTGCTCTGTCTTCACCAAGAACCTTGGTCACACGATTGATAAGGAACGGAATATCAAAGAACTCCGTGTTCCAACCAGTGATTGCATCTGGATAATGTTTAACCCAAAAGTTCATGAACGATGCAAGTAGTTCGTTCTCATTAGAACAATTGATGTAGGTTACATCTTCTCTGTCAGTGTGGTAGTCACCAATACCCCATACCACAATCTTCTTTGTTGTTTGGTTTTTGATTGTGATAGAAAGCATCTCTTCTTCTGCTTTCTCTGGGTCTGGAAAACCATTCTCGCATTGAGTTTCGATGTCGATTGTGCATACAAGAATCTTGTCACTATCCCAATCAACACGGTCTGGATAAGTATCTGACAGGTAAGTGTATGCGAATCTGTCCAACCCAAAAACTAGATGGGGTTGGTTTTGATATTGTTGTATGAATTCTTTTGCACCCTTGATAGTGTCATGTTTGTATGGCATGACATTCTTACCGTCAAGGGTCTTCCATCCAGTTTCTTTCTGGACAGGAACATACAAAGTCGGTGAGTACTTAACTTTGTGATTAAGTCTCTCACCGTTCTTGTATTCTCTTACAAGTATTTGATTGCCCCACTGGACAACATTAGTGTAAAATCTCATAATATAGTTATATCACCTTGGTTCGTGATTGTCAAGAGAAAAGAGATAGTTGTTCTTCTGAAAAATATTTGTTAATCATCTCTAATCTATCGTCTGCAGCTGCGAGTTTGTTCAACTCTTCAATTACTGCTTCTGTGACATCAGAATGTTCTCCGATACCAGCAGGCATTGTTTGGTATACTTTAATATTTGCAATATGTGTTGCAACTTCTCCTTCTGCTTGCTTCTTTGCAGCAGCCATAATATATTCGCCTGGTTTCATTATTATTCACCTTCTTTCTTTTTCCCAATATTATATTTTGTTTCAAGTTTCCATTCACCCTTCTCCTTGAAACTGATTACTTTAATTTGAGACAAGGGTGCTGCCTCAATCTTTGATGTTCCCACAACATCCACCAATCCCCAATCAGTTAAAAGATTAGCGATTGTATTCCTTCTTGCGATATCATTTTCAGACAAGTTTGTATCCTTGCCGTCTAATGCAAATAATTCTTTGAAATGTACGATGTAATATTTACCTTGCTTATGCAAGATATGGCAAGACTGAAAGAGTGTTTTATCTTTGCGAGAAGCAACTCCAATACGAGATAAGGTTTCTCTAACCTTTAGGAAATCGTCTGGTTCATTCAGACGAACTTCCAACATCTCCTCTGGACTCCACGATGTTTCATTCATTTTCTTCCACCTTTATTCAATTTACTTTTTATAAGGGCGATTTGTTCATCATCTAAAACATCCAGAGCGGCCTTTGCCTTCTCGTTGCTGTAACCGAAATATTCTTTTACATACTCTAAGTTTTTAGACTTCTTCGCCTTCATCCAAGGAGCATATCTATTCATACTCCTTAAACTATTTAGTAAAAAGTCATTTTGAAGTTTATTGTCTAGGTGGTGTAAACGATTCATCTCATTTACGATTAGACACTCTTGTGTACCTACAGGTGCAATACATTTATTAATGATGAAAGCAGGATACTTCTTTTCCCACATTTCATCCTCACCTTCCATGAGTTTTTCTTTAGTCTTGTTTATCGCCTTTAAGTATTCTTTCAGTTCATAACTCATTTGAACTGCACCGATGTCATCATGTCCGTGAGACAAGCCAAGAGATTAATTTCTTGGTCAGCGACAAAGGCAGACTTATAAGAATAATCCCCAAGTATGAGAACACAGTGAGGAACAGCGCTATCTGGTACATTACCAGATAGACTATCATAAATCCTACGATAAATCCTATGAGGGTCATTGTCCAGATTATGAACAACCCACTCTCTACAACTCTTGAAGTCTTTATCCCTAACAAATGATACGAGCTCTTTGATAGAAGTGTCTGATAGATTGACGAGGATTCCAGCATCAATATTACCTGTTGCAGAGTATCTTTGTAATTCGTTGAGACATCTTCTCCAATCTGGGAAAAACTTGTTGATAAGGTCTGCCACAACTTTTTCATTTGAGTTAACATTCTCAATCTCCAAAATGTGCTGTACACGTTTCATAAAACCCATTGCAAGTTTTGGTTTCTCTTCATTTGGAATACGAAACTCCACGGTAGAACAACGACTGTGCAAAGGTTCAATGATACGATTTCTGAAATTACAAGTCAGAATGAAACCACAGTTCCTACTAAACTCCTCAATGAAACCACGCAACGCTGGTTGTGTGGATTGTGGATTTAGATAATCTGCCTCATCCAGAATAACGTACTTGCGTTTACCATCCATAGAGACAGTACTCGCAAAGTTTTTGATTTTAGTTCGTAGTGTGTCGATACCAGATTCTTCTGAACCGTTTATCATCATGTAGGTACAACCAATCTGTTCCAACATTGCTTTCGCAACTGTAGTTTTACCGACACCAGCAGTACCAGTAAGTAACAGGTTTGGAATCTCTTCGTTGTCTACGAACTGTTGAAAGGTCTGCTTAAGTTCACTTGGAAGTATGCAGTCATCAATCGTGACAGGACGATACTTCTCTACCCATAATATATCATTCATTTTAAGCAGTCTCTAGTGCAATGTAATATTCAACATCCTTACTGACATTTTTAAAACGTGAGATACCTCTTTCGGATACCTGTACGTCATAATCACCAGATAAGAGTTTTAGATTCTCTACCTTGAAGTAGAACTTCTTACCCTTCGCTGGACTTTCTGCACCAACTTCAATACTGAAACTATTAGATGTATCGTTCTTACGGTCACTTACACGCAAGTCCATGATACTGTCACTACCAATATCTAGAACCATATCTGGAGCACCAAGAACCGCCGCAGCCTTCATCACTTGGTTGAATGTATCTTTGGTCAGAGTAAACTCTGCATCTACAGAAGGCATACTGATTTCTGTCTTTGGTGTTGTCACAACAGATGGGTCAGAATAGAAGTAGGTCAAGTCTTGACTACCCTGTGCAATTCTAACACTCTGTTCATTGAACGTAAGTTCTGGGTCATTGAATAGAGACAATGCAGACAAGAACTCATTCAAGTCATAAATTGCAAAGTCACTGTCAAATGTATCAGGCACAGTTGCAGTTGACACAATGTTCTTCATTTGAGACATTGTTGCAATCCTGTTTCCTGCTGTCACTAAAAGGTTCGCATTGATAGACGCATAGTTCTTCAATACTTCCCTTGTATCATTACTAAGTTTCATAATATTATTTCTCCATCATATCGTGATTATGTAGTGCCATTATACCATAATGAATCACTTTTAGCAAGTCTTTTCTGTTCTTGCCATCTTTTTTTCCGTATCGTTGTGAATATTTTAAAATATTCCCAATACAGAAACCTTCACCATGTCCACTGTCCATGATAAATTCTGTTGCTTGAAATTTGTTGTGTGAGTAGTGTGCGTTATAAGTGCCGTCAATGTACTCTTTTAGTTCATCCAGAATTTCATCTTCCGAATATTTGTAATTTATTTTTGTCACAAGATTCATCCTATAATAAATGTGAGGGGGAGAACCCCCTCACGATTTGACATTTAGTATGCGTACTTTGTACCAAGTACAGACGCAATACCAGCAGAAACGATTTCCTTTGATGGAGAACCAAGTCTATACGCAACACCTTTTGCAGTGTCATTAGTATAGATGCAGTGACCCTCTGATTTCAAAGTATCAATCATTCTAGTTGGTGAAGTAAGGTCAAATCTCTTTCTAAGAGTCTTCCACGTTACATTTTCACCTTTTGACAAAAGGTTAAATACCTTCTGCTTCTTACTAAGTTTTCTTCTACTCATATTTACTCCATAATTTATTAGTTGAGTATTCACATCATATCAAAGAAAACCCTATTTGTCAAGGGATTTATTTGACAGTAATCAACTGAGGTTTTTTCTCTTCTGGTACGATTCTTTCTAAATCAATAGTCAGCATACCATTTTCGAGTTTTGCACCGTTTACTACAATATCGTCAGCAAGAGTGAACTTTCTAGTGAAGTTTCTCTGTGAGATACCTTTGTAAAGAGTTTCCTTTTCCTCTTTTTCTTTAACTGATTGTACAGTAAGAAGACCCTCTGCAAATTCAATTTCGATATCCTTCTTACCGAAACCAGCAAGTGCCATTTCAATAGTGAAATTATACTCACCCTGTTTTTCGATATTGTAAGGTGGATACCCTGTTGATTCTGCCTGATGGGTTACATAATCGAACAGTCTGTCGAATGTTCTATCGAAGCCCACGGCATAGGGTGTCATGTGATTATAGTCAAATGCCTGAAGGGCATTTCTTAGTGTGCTTAAGTTAGTCATTTTTATCTCCTTTATTAAGCAAGATTAATAGATGTAGACCCACAATGGCATCTACTCCTATATTTATATGGGGATTGAATCTGAAAATTCAACCCCCACACAAATTCTTTTTTAAGCGGCTTCGTCATATTCCTCTTCTTCACCATCAACAACAGAGAATGCGTTGTCCTCATTTTTCTGGTAAAACGTATCAGTTCGTGCATTGAAGAAAAATGGTTTGGTGAGGTCATGAGAACGTCCAAGTGCTGGAAGTGCCGCATAGATTTTTACTCGATTGAACTCTGGTGCAGTTTTTCCAAAAAATGCAATACAGGCGTTCATAATCATTCCATTGAAACGTGTCACAAATGTTGCAAGACGGTTCTGGAACACGTTGTCAAAGTCAAAACCAGACAGTGTACCTGTGTGTACAACCATACGAATTTCTGCATTTGGATACTGTGCAGCAGTTTGTACTGCTTTGTAGAAACCAAAAGTCTCACGGTCATGTGAAATAGGAATGTATTTCACTGTATCCGTATCTACAAGTTTCGCATCGGTCATGAACTGTGCAATTTGGAAAGTTGCTTCTTTTCGTGTTGACCAAGGAACAACAATATCATGTGCATTGAAGTTGTTGTAGATTTGCAGAATCAAAGTCTGTCGTGTATGTGGTTGGAACACACCTTCACCGCAAACCCAATCAACACGTTCTGTGATTGCGTCCATAGTGTTAGGAACACCAGCCTCACCATCTGTGTCAATGTATCGTTGAATTGCATCAACTACGTTACGATAAACGTCTGCTTTTGAAAGTGGTTCAGCAGGGTCATGAATTGAGTTGAAACGAATACCACACATCTCAATTGCATCTTGGATTTGTGCTTTTGTGTATCCCTCTTTCCCTTTGAACACTGCAATAATACCGTTAGGCATATTGAATGGTGTACCAGAGGTTACCTCACCACGACTGTTTCCTGTAATCACCTCAAAGTCTGTAGGTGACCATTGAAACCATGCCATTGCTGGGTACTTCAGTTTGTAACCATTGCGTTCAATATTCTGTTTGATATCCAGAAGTTTTGAATTTCGTGTACGACCACCAGCACGATATTTCTGTACCGACCAATCAACTGCGTTAAGAGGTAGGATTTTTAGTCCAACATATTCGATTGCATCTGGAAGTTTGTCACCAAAAATTTCTGGGTAAATAAGTGGCCAATCCAACAGGTTTTCTGCTAGTCGGCGGTGTTCTTCTGTGAATTCTTTTGTTTCCAAAAGATTTACTACTACGTCAGTCATTTTGTATCTCCTTGTAAGTAAGACTGTTTCAATAATCGGTGGTATTCCGATTCTTTTTATATAGTACTCTAAAAAGAGGGGAAAGTCAAGAACTTTCCCCAAATTTTATTAGGCGGCGTCTGCGTATTCCAGAGCCTTGTCAAGTGCGTTCAACTTGACCTTACGGTTACGTCCGTACCATGATGAAACCAAACGTCCATCATTTGAACGACCTTGCAAGTGGTCAGTCATGTTGGTAACTGAATTAAATGCAGTCCACCAAGTTCCTTGGGCAAAGTTTGCACCAGGCTGAACATTAAGGTTTTCGTAGGCAAGTTTTGCATTACGAGTTGTAAATGGAAGTTCACCATCTACCTTTTCCTTTGCAGGAGCACCGAATACTTCATTGAAGTACTGGATTACGTTATCACCAGTTGCCTTCTTTGAACCAAGGAACGCAGCCATTGATTTGTATTCTTGCATTTTCTCGTTTGCAATACCCATGTGTTCTTTAACCTCAGCAGGGTCAAATGCTTTACGGTGATTTACCGTTACCATTTTATCTGCATTCTGGGAAAGAGACAGGGTTAGAGTGTTGTTACACACCACACGAATTGGTGTCATACGAATGTTAATCGCTTTACCAAACTGGTGTGGGTTTGAGAACAAGAAGTAGTTCTCTGTAACGTCACCGTTAAACAGTTCAAATGATTCTTTACACTTTGCAAGTGCCCAAACCATTTGTCCATCTTTCAGTGAACCAGCAGTGTGCATTTCCATGTCACCTGCCATCACATACTCATGGAAG